AAGCATTGTTTAGCTGGAACCAAACCAGTTGGCTTGTTTAGTATATTCGATTGTGACATGAGAAGTTCTCTGCAATCTGTTTTCCACGTTGCTATGGTGGAGGAGCTGGTAACAGATCCTTCATATGGCTACGTGATGATAGTCACAGCGCTTCTAGTGCCGTTCTATTATGTCCGTTCCAAAGCAGGATGTAAAAGTACAGCATTGAAGTGCCTGACTATGGCAGTGCAAACGGCAACGTTTGTTCCTGTGTTCTTTACCGAAGGTAGAAACCCACCCGCTTTAAGCTGGTTCCTGGCTGCCTTGGTGCATCTCATCTGCACAATTGTCCACGGATTTATTGATTTAGATGCTATTGCAGCAAGACAGGCAGTCCCACTCCAAGATCCAATCAAGTCTTTCGACAAAGTTGGTTCTTATGAGGTCTATTGGGATTCAGAAGAGAAGGTTCATGTCGTTGTTCCAAAACAGCGTCCAGGACAGTCTCTTCCGACATTATCAGCTTTGCGTTTGGGATCTGACAAGGAAATGGCTATTCCCGGTAGCACGATATGTAAAAGTGTCATTGCTCCCCCGGTTCTGACATTCGTCACTGAAGATGACGAGGTGTTAGGGCATGGTTGTTTAGTCAAGTACAATACTAGGTTTTACGTGTTGTCAGCAGCTCATGTTGTCAATAGCGCTAGTAGGGTGTTTGGTTCTACGACTGTTAATAGTTCAGAATGGCCTCTCCAGAAGGAATCTAAGACGTTTGTAGACGTCAGATCTGATTACTTTATGCAAGAGGTCGATTCTTCCTTTGGAGCACTCATGAAAATTCCTTTTCTTGAGTTCGTAGTTCCCAACACAAGTTTGGCGTTACGCGTATATCATTGTATGCCTGACGAGGATCACTTGAATTGGGAATATTCAAGAGGATACATGGAATGGAGTTCAAAGTACGGAGCATTGCATACGGCATCCACCAAACCCGGTTACAGTGGCACCCCAGTCTTAACGATGAAGGGCGATAAGTTCCAGGTCGTAGGTGTTCATCTAGGTTTTGTTTGTGATCCCCACATTCGAGATAAGAGGAACAAATTCGCACCTATAGGGCTTTTAGCTTATGATTCGAAGAGAATGAGGTTGCCTGATCAGGAATCTAGGTTCATTGGTGGTCATCAGGTATCAGAATATGATAACGGAGTCTACGGAAATCAGGCCCCGTTTGTCTCTAAACAAGACAGGCAGGATCAGTACTTCGCAGAATTCGCAGATCAGGTATTCGGCACTTCAGACCAAGGAGCCATCCATTACTCAGATTATGAGGATTGGATGGATACTATGGAGTGTGGAGTACACACTAATACTCAAGAGTCGGGAAAAGGCCATGGCCGTCGCAAGGCGGCCGTGAACAATCCCAGCGCGATGACTTCAGTGAACAAGGTGGAACAGCCAATCCCCGCAGGTCAGGTACAAGGGAAATCGAAGATACCCAGTTCAGATTCGACGAAGACGGTGAAAACCAATCCGAAGACGAGTCCGAAGGCGAAGCCGAAGGAGGTCGCGAAGGCGACTCCCAAAGTGAAAGCGAAGGAGAAATCGAAGAACCCAGACCAGGCGGCTTTAACCTCTGGTTCAGAACAGTTACAGACGCCCCAGGTTCGCCCGAATACCCCCCCGAAGACGCAGACTCAACCTCAGAGCCCGATGCTTGGAGTGCAAACCCCTTCACAGACTCAGAAGAAGAAGAAGCGTTCGAAGGGCAAGAAGAAGAATGGAGTGCCTGCCGAAGCGACACAAGCAACCCCCTCGGTACAACAATCGTGCATCAAACCACAGGAGTTAGAGTTGAAGGAGTTACTTGGGACGCTGACGCTGACGCTCCAGGCTTTGCAGAAACGCCTGTAGGGTGGCAGTTCCTTGGTAGGGCGGAAGTGAATTTTCGCCCCTCTAAGGAGGCTAAGGAAGTCAAAGTTCCAGACAAGTTTAAAGGCACTGTGATCAGTAATGAGTATGCACCAGCAATGATGCACCCCCCAACTGGCCATAGGGCTGAGAAACAGTCTTTCGAGCTCCAGAATCAACGGTTTGATCCCGTTCAACACCGTGTGTCACAAGCGAACATAAGTAGAGTTGCAAAACTCTACCCAAGGACGAGTGTGCCATGCTCTGTTGAATCTATAGGAACAGATCACGAGGATGGTGCTTTTGACCATGACTTCTTTCGTGCCTTCTCAGAGATGGATCCAAAGAAATCCCCTGGAGCAATCTGGGAACTTGGTAATAACACCAATCAATTGATGGCAGATAATATGTATCACGAATTGAAGGAGGAGACTCGTGCTCTTCTTAAGATGATGGCTACTGAAGATCTAACCACTCTAACAACAGCTGAGCTTTTCATGAAGACTGGAATTGTGTACAAAGTATTTGTAAAAGGAGAACTGCACACAGTAGACAAGATCAAGGAAGGCCGTCAACGTCTCGTGTATTCGAGTCCCATACAAATGACGCTCTTAGAGCGCATTATATTTGGGCCCCAAAATGCAGCAGAGATTGAAGAAGCTCACGCTTCTTCTACAATCCCGTCCCGACCTGGGACCCCATTCACGCCTGTGGGTGCTTTCCTCCTTAAAGAACAGTTAAAACAGTTCGGTAGAAGGATAGTATCTACGGATCAATCAGGATGGGATTGGCATGTCCAGGATTGGTTGATGGAAGCTGATGTTGAAGCTAGGTTTCAATTATTGGATGGTAGTGAGAGAGGAAGGGTTTTGTGGCGACGCATAGCTCTGAATCTTAATGAGCTAGTCTCGAGGAAAACGATCATGTTTTCTGACGGCGTAGTCTTATGTCAGACTCGACCAGGAATATGGCCCAGTGGTTCTTATAGAACTTCTGGAACTAATTCCCGGATGAGACTGATTCTACGGTTAGAAGCAACGGGTGACACCGATGCCATAACCATGGGAGACGATGCTGTTGAAGGCTGGCTAGAGCGTCTAGCCGTAAGGTATGAAAAGTTGGGTTTTAAGCTAAAAGAACCTGATCACGCCCACTACAATGACTTTGAGTTCTGCTCCAAACGCTTCAGGGACGGGCTGGTTATACCAGTTGACACCTCAGTGAGGAAGATGATACTAAACCTAGTGCTTCACCCGACACAGGAGGCCAAAGACTCCATTTTAATGGAGTTGAGTAACCACCATATGTTGGATGAATTTAAGAGGTTAGGTGTCTTTGACCTTGATGAGGTGGTTGACGACCAGCAACAAGGGGAATGGTAGGAGGTAGGGTAATATTAATTAGTAATGTCAGCCGTGATTGAGAAATTACCGCCTGGCTATGATGACTACCTAAAGGTATGTCTCGACCCCTATCATGACTCTTCTATTCGATTTGAAGGTGCTCCATCGTCACGCAATGCCCAAACTGTCACACTGTGTCTAAATCAGGAACGTAGCTACTCAGCTGCAGACTTTGGTGTAGATCCAGCTGTTGATTCACAGTGGGATTGTCACTTTGCGATGTACCCTATGATTTCCTCCATGTATGTTCTCTCAGGTAATGAGTCGAACAATACAACTTCTTTTGTGAGCTTCGAAGCTCCAATAGCCCCGAAGATGTATCCTTTATCGGTGCATGGAGTCCCCTCGGGGAAGGAAACTTTTATGACTTCAGATTATACAGTTGACATACCTAAGATACTTGGACTAGACAACACTGCGTTGGCTAGTTACGTCACTGGGAACAATGCAGGCTCAGCAGCCTCCAATGGGCCCGGGAGACGTTGTCTTAGGATTGTCGGTGAATCTTTTGAAGTTGTTGATGAGTCTCCTGAGATTTACAGTCAAGGTGCAGTAACGGCGTACAGGTATCCCCTGGATGCGACGCCTGCAAATCGAGTAGTACGACACGGTTACAATGCTTCCACTTCAAGCTCATTAAACCCTTTTGGGCCAAACACTGCGACTTGGTCTGGTGGTATTCTTAGTAGGTCCATAAATTGTTATGATTTAAGGGCTCCTCCTTCGAATACATCAGTTGCCGTTTTAATTAACGGAGCCAAGACGTGGAAGGCCAAAGAGGGTGCGTATGTAGTGGGAACACAGTATA